CCCTCGATCAAGTGGTCGCACCCTCGATAGACGACGACCGTCGAGCCGAGCAGCGCCATGGGGAACGGCAGCATGAGCGTCAGCACGTCGCCGGCCTGTCCGAGGATGGTACGGAAGTCGTTGAACGCCTGCGGCTTCGCGAAGCCGGCGGAGAACTGGTTCCCTCCGCCGAACGCGCCGGCGCCTGCGACGGTGATGTCGTTGCCCGAGATGGCGGTAACCGTGCTCGTGAACTTGTTCGCCGGGTCGTCCTCGTCGACCCCGCAGAGGAAGTCGTACAGCACGTTGTTGCACACCGACTGAAACCCGAAGCGAGGGACCGTCTTCGACAGCCCGTATTCGAGGGAGTAGACGGGGAACACCAGCGACTGTCCGTCGTCGCCGAACCGCGCAGCGTGAACGGTGCCGATAAACGACGTGATGACCTGCGGCGTTGCCCCGTCGTCGCGGTGGAATCGGCGCAGCGTGAGCAGCGCCGACTGCCCGGGGACGATGCCGGCGAACCGCCTGGCGAACTCCGCCGTGCCCGGCATCGTCACTTCGAGCGGCCGCGACCTCTCGTCCGGGCCCTGCACGATCGACCCGCGCATGATCGCAATGGGCGCGTACGTCTCCCCGGCAACCGTGATCGTGTCCTCCGCCGACGTGTAGAGGTAGGGCGGGTCGCTGCCGATCGTGAACCGATAGATTTCGACCGGCCTGCCGTCTTGCTCGCTGGTTTCGTGGGCGTGGTACGTCACGGCTCGACGCGGACAGGAACGAAGATCCGGGCACGGCCAATGCCTCGGTGGCGGATCACGACCTCGTCGGAGTCTAGCCGGACCTCCTCGAGGAACTCGACGCGAGTCACTTGCGCCGCGGTCTTCGTCGACGGCCAGTTCGCGTCGACCGTCAACCGCTCTTCGGTGGCGCTCAACTCGACCGACGACAGGACAGTGCGCGTGAGGGTCGACGCGTCGGTGAACGTGATCCGGAACGTCGCCCGCGGCTGCCGGGATTGCACGAAGCGCGTGTAGCCGACGTTCTCGACGTCCATCAGCGCCGTCCCGCTCGTGAGCGTCTGCGTGACGAGAAGGTCCTCGATGAAGGTCGGGATCCAGAACGTGCGCTGCCTGCCGCGCAGGTAGTGCAGGAGCTGGCGGACCTGGTACAGCCGCTGGCGCGTGTTCGCCTTGAACCCCTTCGAGTGCAGACGCTGCGCCACCGGCCAGTCGCTCGTCTGGTAGACCGTTCCGCTTTCGTTGTCGATGACGTGGACCCGCATCTCGCTCTGCGTGCCCATCGACGTTCCGTCGATCATGTTCCGGTCGTCGAGCAGGGGCTTCCCGCCGAACGACGAGAACGCAGCTGCGCTCGCGAACGCGGCAGGCACGTCGTTGTCGTCGATCGCAAAGCGCAGGCTGTGCGACTCCGCGTTCACCGGGTAGCGGCGCCCGGACACGTTCGGCACGAGACGGCCGATTCGTGTCGGCAGGAGGATCGTTCCGGCCGCGTACGCCCGCGACAGTGGGGTGCTGACGATGATCGACGTCGGCGAGAACGAGTCGACCGCGACCACGTCGAACGTCCTCGAGTCAGTGAAGACCGTCAACAGCCCGCCGACGCGCAGGTCGACGAAGTCAGTCACGGCCGGAATGGTCGTCGCGCCCAGGATCACGGCTGCTGTCGAGAGCATGCGGTCGTGCCACAGAGGAACGCCGAACGACCTGCCTTGCCACGCCATCAGCAGGTTTTGCAGCTCGCGCCGCTGACGCCCCTCGGTGATCGCCTCCGCTTCGAAGACCTGGCGCGGGTTCTTGCGGTACATGATCCGCTGCGTCGGCCCTTCCATGTTCGGAATGACGTCGGTACCCCAGATCAGCCGCTCGTCGACGCTATCGCCTTCGAACTCGATCGGGAACAGCGCGATGCGGTCGCCGCTGACCGGAACGATGAGAAGCGCGCCCGTATCGAAGAGGAAGTCGAGCGTCGTGTCGAAGTGCGGCGCGCCCTCCGTGGTGACGACCAGGTCGAGCCCGAGCGGAGCGAGCACGGTCGACCCCGTCTTGAGGAACGACGAGCTCGGCGGGATCAGATCGGGCGGAGTAACCTGCGGGATGTCGAGCCCGACGCCGGCGTTGTTCGTGAACGTGACGAGCGACACCGTCTGCCGGCGGTAGGCGTTGTGGAAGTGAATGCTCGACGTGATCGTCGCGAGGATGTTGCCGAACGCGTACTCCCTCGAGAGGACGTGGACGTGTTCGAACCATGTTTCGCCGTTGTTGAATGTGTCGGAGAGCAGCCTCTTGGACTCAGTGCCGCGGCCGCCCCCGCCGCCGACTCCGCCTGCCACCGGGTTCGCGACGTAGCCGGTTGCCTCGGCGAGCGCGCGCAGGCCGGAGAACGCCGGCTTGTGCGTGTCGCGGTTGATCGAGTAGGCCTTCGAGTTCCGGCCGTTGAAGGCGAAGACGGTGGCAGAAAACGAAGCGTCGACGATCCCTGGAACCTCGGTGTCGACCACGTCAGGCAGTGACCTTGCGGTACATGATGCCCTGCGCCGCGGTCGCGCCGGCGACCGCGGCCGTCAGGTCCTTCGCGACCGTCGGGAAGAACAGCCAGTCATCACCGCCGATTGCGATGGTTTCCCCAGGGGACATGAACCGGATATTGGTGCCCCGGATGTCGTTCAGGTAGCCGAGCCTGTAGAGATCGGCCTGCGCTGCGCCTCCGCTCTTCGGTCGGTACCAGAGCTGGATCGGGTAGCCGGGAATCAAGCCGCTCTGCGATCCCGCGGAGAACCCGCCGAGCGACCGCGCGTCGGGCCCGCCGCGGAACCCGCCATGGACGAACGCGCGCTCGCGTGGAGTCGCCTGCCGGTCGTTGCCCTGCGCCGCCGGCCAGTCAGCCCAGGTGACGCCCCACTTCGTGCTCGCGTGCGGGGCGTCGGGCAGCGATTCCAGGTGCACCGTTCCAGCGAAGGCGACGCCCATGCCTGCCGTCGTGTGCAGTCCGTCGAGTAGTGCGCAGGTGTTCGTGTTGAGCGCGCTCGCGTTGGCTCCCTGCGTGACCTGGCCGTAGCAGTACTCGCCGCCGGTGATGCCGTCGCCGAAGGAGATCTTCTTGCCGAACCCGAAGTGGCGGAACGACCCGGCACTGACCTCGACGACGACGCGCAGGTACGGTCCCGTGTCGGAGTCGAAGAAGTGGTACGAGGGGAACGCGACGGTGCCGAGCGCGACGTGGCGCGACGTGATGATGTTCGCGTTCGAGTACGGAAACGAGGCGTTGAAGAACCCGTTGCCACTGTCGTTCGCCTGCGCTCCCGGGTTCGTGGCCGCCGCGAACGCGAGCGCCTGGTAGAGCCCGACCGCGTTCGCCGTCGTCGTGTCGTACGAGAAGGCAATGAAGATGTTGTCGCGGTGGAACGCCATCTTGCCGCCACTGCGCGGGTCGTCCTGCGTCCAGCCGTTTGCGACCGCGAACGCGAGCAGCTTGTCGAGCAGGTCGAGGACGCCCGTTGCCGTTCCCGTCTCGTACGCCACTCATTCCTCCTTGATCGCGAACAGAGAGTACAGCTCGTTCCGATTTCCGCAGGGAAAGACGCGGTAGCGGTCGTCGCCGTTGCGCGCGTAGTCCTCGCGCGTGATTCCGTGATGCGGGATCCAGAACACACCGTCGAGCTCGCCGAGCATGTCGCGATCGGGGCCGCTCGTCGTCGTCATCTGCAACGTTGCCGGGATCGTCGGGTACTTCGCGCCGCCGCTGTCGGGCGTGGGCCGCACGTTCAGCGTCGCGGCACCGGGGATCCCCGTGTTGCGAATGATCGTATGCCAGCCGAAGTTGCCGAGCCCAACGACCGCGTCGGCGCCGCCAGGCGTGACACCCTCGTTGCCTGGGAAGATCCCGTACTGCGTGTAGGCGGCGCGATCCGTCGGTGAGATCGTCGCGAGCGAGTTGACCGCGGTAACCCAGGTCGAGTCTGGCTTGCGGAAGAAGCACGGCCCGACAAGGCCGTTTATCCCAATCATCTCCGTTAGCCCGGTGAAAGTCGGTGCGCCCTGGTCGTCGTACAGCGCGTCGCGGAACGCGGAGCATCCAGCGACGAGGATCGGGTACGGCCACTCGACCGCCGAGTTGAACGGGTTCATAAACCCGAGATAGAAGCTCGAGTAGTGAACGACCGTGCTGTCCTGCATGCGGACCACGCCCTCGATCCGACGCGACGTGATCGATAGCCAGTACGCCAGGGCAGTGAGCCCGCCCGCCGTGCCGCCGTTGTGCAGAGGAACGTACGCGCCTCCGGCGGACGAAGCGTTCGGCAAGGCGCCAGGCGACACGCCGGGCTGGTCTTCGTACGCGAGTCCGGAGTTGAACCCCGTCATGCCGTTCAAGGCCCACGAGTACGCGGTGTCAAGTCCGACCGTGCGGCGGAACGTGCGCAGGCCAACGGTGATGGCGTCGGAACCTGCGCCCGTGCCCTCGAGGATCACCTCCTTTTCGCTGCCACTGCCGCCGGCCCAGGTAGTGTCCCGCAGCGCGGTCCATCCCGTGTCGGCGAGCGTGAGGTTGAACGTCGCGCCGGTGCCGGTGCCTCCCGTCGTGCTCGCCGGGTTGCTCGGCGCCGCCGTGTAGCCGCCGCCCTCCTGCACCTTGAAGGTCGCGACAGCGCTGCCGCTCAGCGTCAGGACGCGGATCTTCGCGGCCGTTGGCCCGAAGGTTCCCCCGCTGACGGTCAGGATGTCACCGATGGCGTAACCGGACCCGCCGGCGCCGAGCGTCGCGGAGACGACGCTGTCCCGCGTGGCGAGCTGCACCAGCTTCGACGCCAGGTCCAGGTAGTCCGTCGAAGTGCCGGTGAACCAGCTCATTGAGGGCCCATCATCCCAGGGAGGCCTTGACCTTTCCTGCGTTTCGCCCGATGGCGTTGACGATGGCGTGGTCGGCCGCGCCGGAACTGATTGCCGTCGCGACCTCGTCCTTGTCCGTGACGTTGACGACCTGCACCGTGACCTCCGGGGCCGGAATCGCCATCGTCGAGGGGTTCGGCGTGATCGTTCCTGTACGCCCGGGCGTGAACGGCTCCGGCCCGCCCTCGCCGACGAGGTAGGTCCGGCCAGGCTGCACCGTGCCGCCGTGCTGTCGCCCGCCGGCGAAGCTGCCCGCGGCGCCTCCCGCAGCGCCGGCGGCCGCGCCCACCGCGGGCCCGCCGGCGAACGCCGACAGCGCCTGCACGACGAGAAGCCTGGCGATGATCCGTGCCAGGTCGGCGAGGATGCCGCGCGCCAGCTCCTTGAAGTTGACGGACCCGGTCTCCGCGAACTCGACCAGGGCGTCCTCGGCCGCGCTGGCGAACACGTTGACCGCCCTCTCGGCGACCGACGCGAAGTCCTCGGCCTCGAGCTTCGCCTTCAAGAAGGCCCGCTCGAATCCTGCGCCGATGTCGGTCGAGGCTTCGAGCGTCTGGAGACGCGACACGTCGACGGACCGCTGCAGCTCGGCTTGCAGCTCAGGCGTCTTCGCGTACTGCGCGTTCGCTGCGGCCAGCGTCGCCACGTACTCGGTCGCCGGTCCGGTGATGCCTTCGTAGAGCGCGGCTTGTCGCGACAGCAGTTCTTCGCGCGCCGTGAGGTTGCGGATCTCGTTCTTCGCCGCCTCCGCCTGGTCGGAGGACATCTTGTCGAAGCCGCCGGCGCGCGCGACGTCCCGGACCCTGCCCTCCGCCCGGGCAGCGACGTCGCCGAACGGCCGCGACGCCCGCGACTCGAGGTCGGCGATCGAGTCGTTCAACTGGATCAGCGACTGCGCGAACGGCGTCGACATGAGGTCGTCGAGCATCCGCGAGGTCAGGGCCGCGAGAGCCTTGTTGTACTCGTCGAGCGTCCTCCTGCCTGTCGTGTAGGACAAGGCAAGGAGATCGATCTGCTTGCCGTAGTCCGTCTGTTTCGGGACGAGGTCCTCGTATAGCGCGTTCTCCTCCTTGAGCCCTTGGTTGTAGCGGACCTGCGCCTCGATCTTCGCGCGCAAGTCGTCGGTGATCGCCTTGCCTTCCTTCGCGATAGCGTTCTCGATCTTCAGCACGCGCTCGCGAATCGTTCGCTCGCTGTTGGTCAGGCGAAGCAGCTTCTCTTCGTCCTCGAGCGACTTCACTGCCTCGCGGTAGGCGACCGTCGCCTTGATCGTCGCTTCCTCGTCCGCCTTCGTGCGCTTGGCGCCTTCGACCTCGATTGCAGTCAGCTCGCGGCGCAGGGACGTCCGCCGGGCCAAGACCTTCTCCAGTTGATCCTGGGCGGCAGTGCTCCCCGGGTCCTTGTCGAGCACGGCCTGGATCCGCGCCAGTTCGAACCGTGCGTTGATCTCGCGCTCGCTCAACTCGACGAACTTCTGGCGCTCTTCGGTCAACTCCTGCGTGGCAAGCGTTGCCCGCTCCGACTCGCCGACAACGCCGGCGATCGCCACGCCCAGGCCCACGGCGGCCGCCGTTAGTGCGATGAACGGGTTGAGCCGCAGCAGGAACCCGGAGGCCCTCGCCAGGGCAGGCATCGATCCCCGCACGAGGTTGATCGTGATGGCCGTCCCGAGCGTCGCGGCGGCGGCAGTGAGCAGCACCATGTGTTCCGACGCGAGCAAGATCACGCGACTGAGTGAAGACGTCGCCCCTGTCGCCTGGTCGATCGCGC